GGCCACTTAAAAGCCGCTGCAAAAGTAGGGGTATGAGGCGTAGCAGAAGTGTCAAGCATCATCATTGAACCTCGTCCAGCCGCCATATTAGTCGGAGTGAAGGTCATTGCTCCAGACATTGTTGTAGCAGTGGAGGGCTTAGTCATATCAATGTTAGTTGCACTGTTGACTGTAGCCGTAACAACCACTGGATTTAGGTTAGTATAAGTACCAGTAATCGCCTTGTTAAAATCCCAAGTGTCGGTCGCAGACGTATAAGTAATAGTGGCTGATGCACCATCGACTGTAATCCCTGCGCCGTTAGCCGCCGCCGCGTTAGCCGCCGATTTTGCTACCGTAATATTCTTGTCTGTTACGTCTAGCGTAGCTGAGTTTACTGTTGTGGTTGTACCGCTGACGGTGAGGTTTCCGCTGACTGTCAGGTTTCCAGATGTGTCGAGATTAACTAATTTTATCCATGCGCCGCCGTGTGCGTAGTATGCAAGCCCTGTTGCGTGAACATGGGCAAACATTCCATGATATGTAGATGCGCTGGGCAAGTCGCTTTCGTTAGAATAGACGTTTGAGTACGTTATTTTATTTTCGCCAAAGTCTATGTCGCCAGCACCAAAACCAAGGTTTGTTCTAGCTGTAGCTGCGTTAGAAACATCCGAAAGGTTATTCGAAGGACGTAATGAATTATTGGAGATTGCGGTGTTTACTGCCTCAACCGCTTTTCCCAGAAGCAAAAATTCTTTGCCATCCGTTGTACCGCTGGTTGCGTTTATTTTGGTGGTGAGGTTTGCCTCTAAAGTCGTAGTGTTAATTGCCATTTTACATCCCTGCCAATGCTAAAGCTTCGACGTCTGAGAGTAACGTATCAGCCTGAGTTTTCGTATAGTGGTCTGCCAGTTGAAAGGTTCCGTAAGTTACGATGCTTAACGTATCTCCAGTAGACGCCGCAGAACCCAAGACCACAGTGGTTCCGTTATTGGCGGTAAAATCAGATGGGGCTAATTTAACCCCGTTTAAGTAGACGTCTGCAAAGCCAATGTCGTACGTTGCTGGAAACGAAGTTGTAGAGCCAGAGTAGGTTCCTGAGCCTGTTCCGACGACATAGTCTTTTCGTTCAGATGTCCCGTTTATTGAGGTTCCAGCGTTTACAAAGTTCCCGCCGTCGTAGATTTTTAGGATGTCGTTAGTCGTATCGAACCACATCATCCCTTCGGTGGGGCTACTAGGAGCATTTGCGCTAATTTTATAGGTTGCACCGAAGTTGTTTACGCTTGCTAGATTGCTTGAAACCGTATTGACGTTTGCGATTGCACCTCCAACAGCATTTACGTTTGCTATTGCACCACTGACAACGCCGATTGTGTTTGTCCCGCTCAGGTTAGTGGATACTACCGAGATGTTTGCGTTGGCCCCCGCGACCGTATTTACGTTTGCGATTGAGCCTGTGACGGTGTTGAGATTACTGATGTTTGCTGACGTTGCCATCGTGTTTAGGTCAGAGACGAAATCTGTCGTGGCAAGTGTGTTTAAGTCTGCAACAATGTCTGACGTGGCCAAAGTGTTTATGTCTGAGATTATATCGGCTGCTGCTAGGGTGTTGAGATCAGAGACGATGTCTGACGTGGCAAGCGTGTTTAAGTCCGAGACGATGTCCGAGGTAGCCAGTAGGTTTATGTCATTGATAACGTCTGTGACGGCCAGTGTGTTGAGATCGGAGACGAAGTCTGACGTTATTAGACTGGCTTTGGCGGCAACGGATGTTACGTCCGATGAGATGCCAGCCACTGTGTTAATGTTGCTGATTGCTCCGACGACTGTTGCCACGTTGCCTGTTGTTGCCCAGTATTTTGCCGAGAAGTTGGTGCCGTCTACAGTGCCACTTGTCTTTGTTGCCCACTCTTTGGCCGCACCTTTGGATGCTGTGTCCGTGACGCCAGTGCCGCCAATAGCCCAAGCCTTTGATGAGTAGTCTGTGCTCGCGACTAGGCCATTTACTTTAGCCGCCCAGTCTTGAGCCTCGGATACATCAACTATCTTGAATGTGGATGCCGATGCAATCATTGTTGCTTCGTCTGCAAACGTCTGCGCAGACGAAAGACCTTGCACAACGTAGACGTCCTTGTTGGCCACCGTTATAAAGTCAAAGTTGTTGTACGTTGTAGATGAGCTGAAGGTTCCAGTAATCTTGAAGAAGGTTGTGATGTCTGTCCAGCCAGCATTAGCGTCCGCAAACTCACCGACCCGCACTTGTAGCTTGTCTGAGTTGTAGCGAAACTGAAATAAAGCTGCCTTGAAGATGCCATTGGTGTCAAAAATGTCGTCTAGTAAATCGAAGAGCTGACGGTTACCGATCTCTGCGGCTTCTAGGTAAGTGTCGAGTACATGCTCTCCAGTCTTTGCCGAGACAAAGCGTAGCTGTTCGCCTGTGGGTGCTGTAATGGCCATTAGTCGTAATACCCCATCTGCTTCATCAACTTGATCATCTTAGCTTTTGTGAGCGAATACTTATCGGTGTCGGCTGGCAAAGAAGCAGAGCCGATTAAATTATCTAAATTTGTCTGCTGTTCGAGGACTTTTATCTCTAGTTGGACAATGCGTTGCTCAAGGCTCTTAACTGTAGCGGTGAGCGGCTGCTCAATCGCGTCCGATACGGCCTCAACATATGCCCCGATTGTGGCATCAACTCGTTCTCTAAGGGCATCTCTTTGTGCGGTGCTCATCGGCTGGCTCCTTGTCGCATAGGAACGAGGTTGCCCTTCTGGACTTCGTTCTGAATGTTTTCCTGTGGCTGAACATTCGCTCCGCGCATCTTCTCCATGAGGGCCAGTTGTTGTGAGGGGCTTGGCCCTTTTGCTTGGAGCTCCTGTTGAGAGATGCGGAAGCGATCCATGTCAGTAATACCCATCGCCCTGATGGCTTCTTCTGCGATCTTGCCTGCGCTGTATTCCATGTTGAGGCCAGTTTGCTGCATGATCTGGAGCATGTTCATCCAAGTCTCTGCGTTTCTGGTGGGTTCGAGCGGCAGAGTTCCGTCTATGACGAGATAGTCAATGTCGCCTTGTAGGTCTTTGGCAACTTCGTAGTCGAGGTAGCCGTCGTCAACGACAGTGGAAAGTTGGGTGGGCATGTTGTCTTGGTCGATTTTTATCGAGCCTTCGAGGGATAAGCTGTCTTGTATGTTGGCCGTCATCATCCTGACCATTGGCCGTATGGTTGTTGCCGACATGATGCGTGATATTACGCCAAGACGTTGAGAACCTAGCTGGGTCAACCGTTGGATTTCTGTGGCTGTTCGAATACCGTCAGATGTTGGCATGCCTTGCTGGGCATCAGAGGCAGCGGAGACGCGCTGCTTGAAATCGGCCATTGCTGCGATGTCGTTGAAATGGCCTTTTGTAACGTCTGGAACCTGTGCGATAAAAACGCCGTCTCCTGGCTTCGAGCCAGGAAGCGTGCGCACTACGCCCCACGGATTTCGGTCTATGAGATCAGGCACTGAGACTTGCGTGGGGTCTACAAAGATGAGGTTATTAAGGGCTGCCGATACGTTGTCGATGCGTGATCGTAAGAGGTATGTTGCGATGTCGTGCATCGGTAAGAGAAGATCGTAGAGGGACTGCCCGTATGTTTTGTGAGTGTCTTGGTAGAGGCCACCAATTGCGACTGGGAATTGCTGGCCGTAAGGATTTAGTTGGAAACGAATGACGACGTTTTCGTCGAGTATGGTGATGACAAAGAACACTTGTTCGATTGATGGTACGCCAATTTCGTGGCCTGACATACGAACCCAAGTCTCATCAACGATGCGTGCGTCACCTAGTGTAAAGTAGGCATGGTCGCTGCGCTCTCGCTGGTGTGGCTGGGCTGGATCAATAGACAGGCCACGCCCCTCTTCTTTGTGCCAATGATGAGCGTTCCATGCGTTTCTGGGAGGAGACATCTTATGTCGAAGCGCAGGGAACTTCTTCAGCTTGGGATATAGGCCAGAGTAGAGGAGCGTGTTGTATGAACAGTAGTCGGAGAATACGATGTACTGCATGTTGTCCCAGTCGCCCCAGTTGACGCGAGGGTCTGGGAAAACTCTTCGGGGATCAAAGTTTATGATTTGGTTCTGGTTTGTCTTTGCATCCCAAACAATCTTTGTCGGGGCAAAGCC